GTGGGTTCTCACCCAATTTCTCTGAATCGCACAGTAGGAAAAGCATCAGGATTGATGACTTTAAACTGTGAATCTGGGAACGACGCGAACAGAGAAACTTCTGCGTTGTCCAATTGGCCTTCACCGACGACCAGGGGGTTGAAGACTGCAACACGTAGTCCACCACAATCGATCCTTTGATCATCAGTGTTCAGCCAAGACTGAATCTGATGAAAAGGGATATTCAACGTGACAGTGTTAGAATCCGAAGCAACAAGAAATTGGTGCTGCACGATAGTCTTACTGGGCACGCTGCTGACGTGGTGGGCGTCTATCTCCGCGTCTGAAGTCAAAGGTACGAAGTAAACAATCAGAGTCCCCGTGTGAAACGCTGTTGCTTGAACCTTGACTGTCACGTGTAGACTGCCACGATAGTACTGGAACTGCTTGAAAGGCGCCACGTTGGAACCAATGATAAAATCCCAAGGCACTCTGCCAGAGAAAATCTCGACGTTCTTCGCGTCGCCGACGTTCCACTTAAAAGTGGAAACCAGCTGTGGCCTTTGGGCCAGCGACGTGAAGCTGATTTGGTTCTCCGGTAGCATCGAATCAGCATGTGAAGTGCGTTTGACCTCCTGAGCGTTGTCGCGCAGTGGAGCAACAGCTGACGTTTCGGAAAACGTCACCCCAGTTGCACCATTAGCGTCACTGGAGGACATCATCTGGTACTCATAAGAGACATCGTCTTCGTCGTCATCGTCGCTGTCTTCGTCGTCATCTGAAACCAAATCCGGGAGTTCGCGCTCGTCGGCGAGACCGGGTGGAACGCCAATCTCAGCAATCAAAGTGTAGTTCTTCTGACCGTACACAGTGAGCTTGAAGTCATCGGCGGCTCCCATAAACATGTTCACGTACAAGAAAGGGGCAGCAGTAGTGGTCGTCCTAACAGGGTTCAACACAACAAGAGCCCACATTCCCATAGAATAACGATGCAAAGATCCGAGATTGACTGCTCCACTCGCCACGTTCAGGCGGGGAACCACTGAGCGATATGGGGCTTCAATGTCAAAAGTCAAGTTGTCAGAAGTCAAATCGAGGACATGAGCGTATTGGCCCATGACATTCGGAAGGCTTGCTGGCACTGACGTTTTGCCATAAAGTAACACCACAGCTAAGCGCCCTGTGGCCACCTGGGCTTTAGACACCGAAAATCGATACTTAAGTCCGCCTTGCCAGAAAGAAAACTTACTTGAAGTGTATTCTATGATCGGTGGTTGTAAAGTGTCGCCAAGCCGCGCGGTGAGTAGATTGGGCGTCGGCGTAATCTGGCCGAAAGCAATCACGTCACCACTCTCTGCAGACGTTGGAACTATAAAGGTCTGATAATAGTTCAACTGCGTAAGGTGAGCAATCGACATCTCGTCGGTGGATGTCGACATAACCTCAGGTAAGGCACCAACAGTGCCACCGGGTTCGATGGCAAGGTGTTGTGCTTGTGTCAAGTTACAGCCGTTCGACAACATCGGAAACGCACGACGTTGGAACGCCATGTATGAAACACCAATGTTGTGTTTGTCCATACTCGCTTTAGCATCGACAGATTGTCCATTCTCAAACTCATC